TGGATTTCTACGATTGGATTTCGGCAAAGTTGGGTATAGCTGATTTAGATGGAGCAAGAGATGGAGCTAAACAATTAGTATTCCAATCAATATATGGTGGGGTAAGTGTGGAAATGCAAGATTTACCTTTCTTTAATGAAGTACATATATTGGCATTAAAATACAAAGCCGATTTGGAAAGATATGGTTTTGTAAAAACACCACATTATGGGGTACAAATTACAAAAGAAAAGTTTGGTGAAGATAATCCACCACCAGCAAAGGTTCTAAACTATGTAATTCAGGCGTATGAAACAGAAAGAAACATCCAAATCCTAAAGAAAATAAAAGAAAAGTATAAAGGTTTGGGTAAACTGATAATGTATAACTATGATGCATTCGTATTTGATGTTCCTAATTACGAAATTACATATTTATATGAAGAGATATACGAAAAAATAATAGATTCAAAAGAGTTTCCAGCAACAATAGTAACAGGTGAAAATTATGATTTTAAATAATTTAGATGAGATTTATCAAGAAGTTTTAGAAGAACTTTCTTATAGAGTAGGTATAATAAATTTACGAAATAAAAAACACGTAGATATTTTAAGTGAGATATTAGATACTACCGAACTTGCGGAATACAAATCCGATATTTTGGGTGAGTTATATAAAAATGTAATAACTGAAATTGATTTTCAAGACAAATCAGCATATCTTGCTTACAAAGATAAACATAAAATGCGTCCATCTACAAAAGTAACAATTGGAGATAAGGAAACAAAAGTAGGTGCAGTAAGTGATACATCTAAAGAAAAGAAAGCAGAACCTGAAACTACTACAAAAGATGGTGAATTAAAATCAGTAATTGCACAAAAATCAATTGATAAAGCAGCAGAAGATGCCAATGATTATATTAATAAAATAAATGATAATAATTTAGATAAAAAAGCATTAAGTAATGCATTCCAAAAAATTCTAAATGGTGATACATTAACTGATGCGGAAAAGGCGTTAGCTAATGATTGGATTTCAATTAGAGTTGGTGGTGGAAATGATGTTGGATTCTACATTGCTCAACAAAAAGGAGATTTTTTAAACAATCAATCACGCAAAGGAATTAAATTTAGTTTACCATCTAAAATTAATAATGCAGAGGAGTGGGCAGATTCATTTAATAAAAAAATAAAAGATAATTATGGTATTAGATTAACAACACAAACTGGCTCATATGTAAACAAAAAAGATTTTACTGCGGCTAAAATGAATACTAAAAGAAAAATGGTAGAGTATAAATCATCTAAAGATGGTAATGCAGTAACAATAGAAGGAAATACTTACCAAAAAAGACCAATACCAACCATAGATAGTTTAGTTAATTCATTTGTTAAAAAAGGTGAAACCAAAGAAGAAGCTAGAAGCGCAGCCAAAAAAGTTGTTGCATCTATAAACAGAAGAAATGAAATGATTGACCGTTTAATTAAAAACGGAAAAACTCAAATGGTTGATTATGGTGAAACCAATAATAATGAAAATCGTAGAAAAACATTAAACAATGTTACCCAAACAACAAAAAAAGCTGTAATAAAATCTATTGCTAATTTCTCTGGTTTAAGTGAGGATGAAATTAAACAACAATATGGACCACTTTTAAATAAATTTGATGAATTAGAAAAGTTCGCACCTATAAACAATCCAAATTGGGATTCTATGAGTTCTGAAGAAAAAGCTAATGCAGAAGAACAATATCAAAAACAAATAATGGATATTTTGCAGGATATGAGACGCGATGAAAAATTATCATCTGGCGGACCTGATATTGCAGAAGTATTTACGTTTATGATTGAAATTGGTAGTGGTAAACAAGCGTTTTTACCATCCGAATCAAATTTCCCAACAATTGATATTATTTCATTAGGCGAACAAAAATCACCACCTGCAAATTTATCACCAGATGAGTTAGCAGAGTTCTATTCCGAAGAGTTTTCTGCAAATAGTGTATCGTTTATTGATAGTGATGGTGAAAGTATTAAATTAGGAAATGGTGGAGCAAGTGCAGGTCCATCCAAATGGCGAAATAGTACATTTGAAAATCCAAAAACATTGGAAAAGTTGGATAATTTGATGGACACTTACAATTCAACATTTGGTGGATACCCCCCATCTAGCGAAGCAATTGATAATGCACAAAAATCATATAATGATACTAAAGCGTATACAAAACAAATTCTAATATCAAAAGGTTATTCCGAAAAAGAAGCGCAAAAATTAATTGATGAAACTGAAAAAAAGGGTAAAGTTGCATATAACCAAGCTAGAAAAGCTTATCAAAAAAGTTTAGAGCCAGGTGAAGAATTGGATAGTGAATTTGAAAGAGGATTGGAGTTATATAATAATGCAGGTATGATGGTTGAATTATTATACAATAACGATTTGGAATCAAATAATTTTGGTAATGTTAGATTTGTTGAAAGTGGTAAAGGTAAAACTTCTAAAATATCGTTAGAGGTATTGGATGGTATAAATGAAAAATGTTGTGTAAAATTTAACCCAAATCCCGGTGAAATGAGAATCAAAAAAGACCCAAAATCTGGTAAAACAACTGCTGGTATTAATGTTTCATTCTCAACATACATAACACATTGTAAATAAATCAATTTTTCTTATACTTATAGGGAGTATAAAATTAAAATATGATAAAGACGCAGTTACTATGTACATTCTCAACTAAAAAAGATATTGAGAATAATTTGGATTTTATAAAAAAAAGTTATATATTAGCATATAATTACATATATGTCTTACAAAACAAAAACGTCCCTAACGATTTATTCATAACATATAATGTAGTTGTTGAAGGACAACATCCAGAAAGTGAATTAAAAACAATATTAGTTCATAGAAAGAAACAAACTAATACCTTATATACAATCAATGCTCTAAACCAATTAATAATGGAAAAGACGGGTGGTATGTTAGATGATAAGTACGAAGTGAATTGGGAAGAGTACAGAAATTGTATATTACTTACAAATGCAGAAGGAGTTAGAAAAATAACAACTAGAGTATTTGATGTGATTGAGATTGAAGGAGCACAAATTAATTAAAACCAAAATAAAATATGTTACAGAACGATTACACAGACCCACAAATAGTGGCTCAAGCGGAAAAAGATTATCCAGAAACTACTGCGGAATACAAACGCATTATGGTAGAACAATACGAACTATTCTGCCGCAAACAATCAAACTATGGACCAGGTAACATTTCAGTAGGAACTGAATGTAGAAGTGATGCCGATGTAAAACTATCTCTTACTGGATTATGGTTTCGTATCAATGATAAAATCAACAGATTAAAGCAAATGATTATTATTGGTGCACAAGATAATGTAGGTGAAACACTTACAGACACATATCAGGACTTATCAGTCTATGGAATTATTGCCCAAATTGTACAAAACAAAAAATGGGGTAAATAATTTGGAGATACGAAAAAAACTTCGTATCTTTGTTTCAACATTTTAAGAATCCGATATTTATACTTGTAAGATTTATCGCGATAATCTTAAAATCTAATAAATAAAATTTAAAAACAAAAAAAGCGTATGAACATTAATGCAATTAAGCAGCGTCTAAATTCGTTGCAAAACACATCCAAAAAGACAGATGCTCTTTGGAAACCAAAGCCGGGAAAATATACAATCCGTATAGTTCCTTACAAGTTCAACAACGAAAATCCTTTCATTGAACTTTTATTTCATTACAATATTAACAACAAAACTTATTTATCACCAGCTTCGTTCCAACGTCCTGACCCGATTTTAGAGTTTGCCGAAAAGTTAAAACGATTAGGTGATACTGAAAATTGGAAAGCAGGTAAGAAGATGGAGCCAAAATTGCGTACCTTTGCACCAATCGTAGTGCGTGGTGAAGAAGGACAAGGTGTTAAGTTTTGGGGATTTGGTAAGACAGTTTATCAAGAAGTATTAGCAATCATTTCTGACCCGGATTACGGTGATATTACAGATGCCGAAACAGGTAGAGATGTAGTAATTGAGATTGTTGAAGCAGAAGGTAAAACTTATCCAGAAACTCGTATTCGTGTTAAGCCAAACCAAACACCAATTTCTGATAATGCAGAGTTGAATAACAAATTATTAAATGAGCAGACTGAAATTACTGACATTTATAGTGAATTAACTTATGCAGAACTAAAAGGTGTTTTAGAAAATTGGTTAAACCCAACAGCACAACATGAGGATGAAGATTCACCTGCACCATCGGTTGCATCGGAATCATTAAGACCTCAACCACAAACGGTTCAGGAGCAAGTAGCACCACAACCAATTTCAGTACCTAAATCGGCAGAGCCAGTTACGGAGTTACCGTGGGATGTAGCAGAACAAAAACCTGCTTCTACCAAAGTTGATGTAGCTTCGGCATTTGAAGATTTATTTAATTCATAAAATAAAAAGGAGTTACAATGGCAAAAGTTCAAGTGGATTTAGCACAACAAATTGCCGATAATCTAAATAAGAAATACAAAGACCAAAAGGTTGCGTTCTTTTTAGATGATGACTCGGAGGATGCACCCACCAATATAACGGGGTGGGTGTCCTCTGGGGCAACTATGTTGGATGTGGCAGTTTCCAATAGACCATTTGGAGGTTTTCCAATTGGTAGAATTACGGAAATTACGGGATTAGAGCAGAGTGGTAAATCATTATTATCAGCACACGTGTTAGCAGAAACGCAAAAGCAAGGTGGTGTTGCAGTATTGATTGATACCGAAACTGCGGTAAGTAGAGAGTTCTTTGATGCGATTGGTGTAGATGTATCCAAACTATTATATATTACGGCTGATACCGTAGAGGATATATTTGAAACAATTGATACAATCATTGAGCAAGTACGAAAAGGTGATAAAGATAAGTTAGTAACTATCGTAGTTGATTCAGTAGCAGCAGCATCTACACAGAGAGAGCTGGAAGCTGATTATGGTAAGGATGGATACGCAACTGATAAGGCAATCATCATTTCAAAAGCAATGCGAAAAATCACAAATGTGATTGGTAGACAAAAGATTACATTAGTATTCACAAACCAATTACGCCAAAAGATGAACGCAATGGCATTTTCAGACCCTTGGACTACATCAGGTGGTAAAGCAATTGCTTTCCACGCTTCGGTTAGGTTGAGATTAGCATCAACCGGTAAAATCAAAGCAAAGGATGCAAAGGGTAATGAAAGAGTAGTTGGTATCAAAGTAAGAGCCAATGTTATTAAGAATAGATTAGGGCCACCATTGCGTTCAGCAGATTTTGATATTTTCTTTGATAGAGGTATTGACAACTACGGAGCATGGTTGGGAGCAATGAAAGATTATGACTTTGTTAAGCAAGGTGGTGCATGGTACACATATGTTGACGTTGAAACTGGTGAAGAATTTAAATTCCAAGCCAAAGAATTGCAAGATTTGCTGGAAAATAACCCATCGGTAAAAGAACAAATATATAAACGAATTTGTGAGTTTACTATTCTACAATACAAAAAGGATTCATTAGATACAGATAATCTAGTAGTAGATACGGCAGTATTGGGTGATGAATAAACAAACATATGAACGAGTTATATAAAAGGTTATTAGATGAAGTTAGTGAGGAACATACGAAAGTAAAAGACCAATCATTAAACTCAAAAGTTCTATTAGTAGATGGATTAAATACTTTTATCAGAGCATGGACGGTAAATCCCGCAATGGATGATAACGGTGACCACATCGGTGGTATAACTGGCTTCCTAAAGAGTATAGGTTATGCAATCAGAGAATACAAAGCAACTCGTTGTATCATTGTATTTGATGGTAAAGGTGGTTCGGATAGCCGTAAAAAGATATTTAGTGGATACAAAGCTGATAGAGGTAAAAGCCGTTTTAGAGTAAATC